ATGCAACGCATGTTGTTCATCTTAGTTTATCAGAAGGTATGGATAGTCAATGGCCTTTTGGGACATCAATCCTTGAAAGCATTTACAAGGTATACAAACAAAAAGATCTTCTTGAAGATTGTATTTTGATTTATCGTGTTGTCCGAGCACCAGAACGCAGAGTCTTTTATATTGATACAGGAAGTTTAAGTGGCCCTCGCGCTCAACAAGTTATTGAGCGTATGAAAAACGAAATTTACCAACGCCGAATTCCTAATAGAACTGGGGGCGGGCAATGTCTTGATTTAAATACGCAGATACCGCTACTTGATGGTAGATCACTTTCGTTATCCGACCTAATCACTGAATTTAATGCTGGCAAAACAAATTGGGCGTATTCAACTGATACTAAAACAGGACATATTGTACCCGGAGTAATATCGTGGGCAGGTATCACTCGAAAAAACACGCAAGTTATTAAACTAACATTAGATAATGGCAGCACGTTAATAGTAACACCCGACCATAAAATTCCAATTTTAGGAAAGGGAGACGTTCAGGCACAATATATTGAAATAAACAAAGATAGTTTAATTAGTTTCAATACTAGATTTGAATCAATAAATGGAAATAACAACAGAACTGACCCGCAGTATCATCAGATATTTAATCATTCTATAAAAAATTGGATGTTTACCCATCGAATGGTTGCTAACTATTTCAAATCAATAGGGATTCACAACGAGTTGATATACGACCAACGATTTGTTAACGAACGGAAATCAGTTATCCATCACGTGGATTATAACAAACATAACAATTCTCCGGAAAATTTGGCATTTATGAGTGGTGTAGACCATTTTAAATTACATGCAAATACATATTCAAACTGGTGGAATTCGTTAACTGAAACCCAACGTACTGAATACAAACAAAAGAATGCAGACGCTGTAAGAGCAGCATATGCAAGCAACCCAGAACTTGGTATTAAATTATCAAACAGTATTAAACTAGCACATAAAAATGATCCGACGATACGTGATAGAATGTCAGTATCATCGGTTAAAAATTGGAAGCGTTTAAAAGAATCTCTGATGTATTTGGATTTTATAACAAAAAAATCTGAATATAGATCTGCATATTTAAAATTGCATCCGGAAGAAAAAATTCAAAATCAATCTAATGTATTTGATGAATACATGCTGTCAAAATGCGTTGATACAGTAGTCCGGGTTGGATCTAATTCTAAAGCAGTATGCAATGCGTTATCAACCGATGTGCTATTCATGGATCATTATAAGACATTAAATGCTCCAATTGATGGAAGACTTGCTAAATTTAATTTTGATAAATTTTCAAAAGATACCTTGGTTAAATTAGTGAAAGCGTTTGGATACACGTCGTGGTCAAATTTTACAGCATCTTTTGGACATAATATACAAAAATCAACTTTAAAAATATCGTTTGATCAGAGACATATTTCCATACTGGTTGACATGGTTAAGAAGGATCCTGCCCTTTCAAAGTCGTTGTTACCTAATTTATTAAATACCAACCGCGAATTTATTAATCTGTTGGCGGAAAAAAACAAAAATAAACGCGGTAATGCTAACGTTAACAACATAACGTTGAGCACGGTTAATACGATGCTATCAACGTTTGGGTATAACGGTTGGAATGACTTTAAAAGCAAAGCTATGCAGTATAATCATAAGATTGTATCAATAGAATGGTTAGAAGACACGAGAGATACCGGTACGATTACCATTGATGGCAATGAAATTTACCATGGTCATCACAATTTTGCTACAGATTCTGGTGTTTTTGTGTGTAACAGCATACTAGATGCTGCCTACAGTCCTATTGCTATAAATGAAGATTTTTTCTTGGCCCAGAACAGTGAAGGCAAAGGCACACGTATTGAAACACTTCCAGGTGGTGAAAACTTAGGTCAAATAGATGATTTGAAATATTTCAACAATAAACTTATACGTGGTTTAGGTATTCCAAGTAGCTATTTGCCAACAGGTCCAGAAGATGGCCAAACGCAATGGCAGGATGGCAAGGTAGGAACTGCTTATATTCAAGAATTACGATTTGCTAAAGTATGTCAACGATTACAGAACCTTACGACACCGGAGCTGGATAGAGAATTTAAATTATACCTCAAATATAGAGGTATAGAAATTGAAAGTGATACCTTTGAATTAAAAATGTGGGAACCGCAGAGCTTCGGTCAATACCGTCAAATGGCCCTAGATAATGAGCAAATTGCTGTATTTTCTAGTTTGATACAAACCGAAGCAGCCAAATATATCAGTAAGCGTTACGCATTAAAGCGCTATCTTAGATGGTCCGACGAAGATATATTAGAAAATGAAAAACTTTGGAAAGAAGAAAACGCTAAAAAGGTTAAAGACAAAACAGGTGAAACAGTAAGCAGCGAATCTCAGCCGGGTCTCTCAACTATTGGAGTAAGAGCTCCAACTGATGCAGAATTAGCAGGAACTGAACCTGAACCAACAGGTGAAACACCGGCACCAGAGGCCGGGGCTCCTGCAGGTCCAACAACTAGCGCTGTAGCACCTGAAGCAGGAGCTGGCGCATTAGGACCACCACCAGGCGCATAATAAATATAAAATATCAAGGAAAAACCTAATGAACGCCTATGAAATTGATCCAACTTATCAAAATCCAGACGCTGATAAAGGCATGCAGCGTCAGATTCATTATACGAGAAAACCTAAAATCACCTTGGCTAATTTAAACAAATTGAAAAAAATGCGTGCCGCAAAGGATCTAGAAGAATTAATGCGTGGAGACTTTTTAGAAATCATTTATGGTCCAGCTGAGCAGGAACAACCAGGAGGAATGGGTCTATAATGCCGTACAACCTACTCAATTATGACGGTAGTTTTCTAGTTAGTGTACCAAATAGCACAATAGATACAACAACTACCAGTCTAGGCCTAATAGGACAGAATTCTGTAAATTTTGGGTTAGCCCTTAATGAGAATTTTATATATCTTTTGCAGAATTTTAGTAGCAGCACTCCGCCTGCTAGTCCTATTCAAGGACAAGTGTGGTACAATTCTGTAACATCAGTAATGAACTTCTACGATGGTTCACAATGGAATGTATTGTCGCCACCATTTGATGGGGACGCAGGTACAGCACAAGTTTTGATAACAAAATTCAATCCTCAAGTTGAAGTAACTGTTATATTAAGTGCAGGACTTATTATTGCGGCTGTTAGTCATTTCAATATAAGTCCTGCTCTATTGCCATTGTATGCACAAATCGGAGATATAAATTTTCCATTTCAAACTAGATTTCCTAGTGGTCTAGGACCTGGTATTACTTTAGCAACCGATGCAAATGGTTATGGTTTTAATGGTACTGCTACATCGGCTAACGTATTAGCAACTGCTAGAAATATTTCTTTGTCTGGATCAATATCTGGTAATGTTTTATTCAACGGCAGCAATGATGTTGTTATTAATTCCTCATTAATTAATGCCTTACAAGGCCCTATTATATCTAATGCAAATGTAACGCAGATACCAAATTGGTTTTCAAATGTATTTGTAAATTCAAACGGAATTATTACAGATGCTACTTCTATAAATGACCAAGATGTATATTTTGCTCTTGGATATACCCCGCCGTCGATTGTTCTTTTCACAGGCGATGTCTTTGGTAATACAGTATCCAATGGATCCACATGGACTGCAAACGTTTTTGTTAATAGTCAGGCTAACATTACACCTGGTTACTACAGTAATGTTTACGTTGGACAAAATGGCATAGTAACCTCTGCCAACCATGACAATCAAATTTTGATCCAAGGTATTATATTGTGGGCCAACCCTGGCCAGATACCAAATGGGTGGGCGTCTTGTAACGGAAGTTCAATAACGCTACCGAACGGAAACGTTATTAACACACCTAACATAAATAGTAGTGCCCCTGCTGGAACAATTTATATTATGAAAATTTCGTAATGGACCTGTTCTTAAACAAAAATACCAATTTTTTCTAATAATTCTAAGGGATATCTGTGTTTGGATTAAATAAATCTGAGTCTGTCCTATTTTGACAAAGGAGCATATAAAAATGACAACAAATTCAAAACTTTCAAAAGTTCTTGAATATTTAATTAAGAACGATGAAGAAAAAGCCAAAGAGCTTTTACACCAAGTATTTATCGAAAAAGCTCGTGCAATCCATGAAGAGCTGATGAGCCATGACGATGAAATGGAAGAAGAAGATATTGGCGGTAGCGGCGACGACGCAACCGATTTTCGTAATCAAATTAAAGCCGATGGATCTTCAGGCAGCAATATAAGTGCAATGGAAGACGAAATTGATTTCGAAGAGACCATGAATGAAGATGATCTAGAAGAATTCAAACAAACAACTGATGATGAAGATGAATTAGAACTTGATACAGCTATGGATACTGATGAAATGCCATCAGATGATGGTGACATGGATTCAGATTCACATGATGAACACGAAGAAATCATGGACAAAATGAATGATCTGGAAACAGCGCTAGCTGAACTAAAAGCTGAGTTTGAAAAACTTGAAGCTGAAGAGTACGGTGATGAAGGCGCTGACGAGGGCGAAGGCGAAGAAGGTGAAGGCGAAGAAGAATCTTGGGAACTCGACGAAGACTTTGATGACATTGCTGAAAGCTTAGATCTTGAAGTTGTTGAAAAAAATATGGAAAAAAGCGTTCCAGCTAAAGATGTTGGTGCAGCTCAAAGCGGGATGGCCGACGGCAACAAAGCACGTAGTCCAGTTCCTCCAAGTCAGACAACACGTTTTGGAGCCAAGCCAGTTGATATCGGCGCAGGTCCAGAACACAAGGGTTATAACATGGAAACCGCTCCAAAGCACTCAATGGATGCTTTGAAAGGTGCAGATCCTGACATGAAAGCTGACAATCGTCGTAAAAATTCAATGCAAGGAACTTCTAAAGTAAATAAGGAAGGCAACAATCCAGACGCTGCTATTAACAAAACTGCTAAAGAGTTTGGTGCAGATTCAGTTGGAAAAATGAGTCCGCTTAGCAAAGGTGGTCAAAATCTTAAATAACTAACTCATAAAATTAGGCTGATTAGCGATAATCGGCCTAATTTGCTGAAATTTAGCCTAAAGATGCAGTGAATTTAAATATTTAATTAAATATTTTATCAAAAGAAGTAAACAAATATGCAGAACATACTTATAGAACATTTGGGATATGATGCAGCAAGAGCTGAGATAATCGTTGAAAGCGACGCTCAAAATCCGGGTGCCCAAAAAAGTGTTTATATGAAAGGAATTTTCATACAAGGTGATATTCGCAATCACAACGGTCGTGTATATCCATTATATGAAATTCGTAGAGCTGTTGAAAATATCAACAAAACGATAAAAGAAGACGCTGGCATTTTAGGCGAATGCGATCATCCACAAGAATTACAAATACATCTCGATCGAGTAAGCCACAAAATTACCGAGATGTGGATGGATGGAGCCAATGGTTATGGTAAGCTACAAATTTTACCTACTCCATGTGGTAACATCGTGCGAACATTGCTTGACAACGGTGTGAAACTTGGTGTTTCATCTCGTGGTTCAGGCAACGTAGACGACAATGGTAGGGTATCTGATTTTGATATGCTTACTGTTGATATTGTGGCAAAGCCAAGTGCGCCTAATGCTTATCCTATACCAATGTATGAAGCAATTATGAATCGCAAGCATGGCTACAAAATTCATGAACTAGCTGAAAGTATGAAACATGACGCAGTTGCTCAAACGCATCTGAAGAAAATACTTCTTGGCTGGGTAGATGAGTTGAAACTTAATTAAGGAGTAGTGTCCTATGGAAAAGGAAATAAAAGATCTCCTGGAAAATGAAGTACTTGGCGAAGATGTTAAGACTGCACTCCAAGAGGCCTTTAACAACAAGGTAAAAGCCGCGGAGCAAAAACTCCAGGAAGACTACGCCGTTCGTTATTCTAACGATAAGGCAAAGCTTGTTGAAGCCATAGACGCAATGTTAACTGATTCAATTCGTGCTGAGCTAAATGAGTTTGCAGAAGATCGTTCTGCACTTATTAGACAACGTGCGAAGTTCAGTAAAGCAACTGTGGAAGCTAAACATGTTTATAAACAAAAAATGGTTGAGCATGCAAAAATGCTTAATTCGTTTATTGCCAAGCAGCTAAAGGCTGAACTGGCAGAGTTTGTTGATGATCGCAAAAGCCTCACACAACAGCGTCAAGAAATGGCCAAAGAGTTACAGACAGTCAGAGAAAATGCTAAACGCGAAGTTTCTGATCGTATCAACAAGTTGCAAGGATTCGTTCTCAAGCAATTATCTGAAGAAATTGCAGAATTTAACGCAGATAAAAAAGCATTAATTGAACAACGAATTAAGCTGGCACAAGAAGGCAAGAAAAAAATAACTGAAACTCAACAAAAATTTATCAATAGAGCTACAACAGCAGTTGATAAAACTTTGAACGAAGTAATTCGCAGCGAGTTAGTTCAGTGGAGAGACGACATTAAGGTTGCTCGTGAGAATAACTTTGGTCGCCGTATTTTCGAAGCTGTGGCAGCCGAGTATATGGCCAGCTATCTCTCAGAAGGTAGCGAAGTCAAGAAGCTGGACCGTCAGCTTCTTGAGCAGAAAAATGAACTTGAAAAAGTTAGCAAACAACTTAAAGAACAAAATTCTCTATTAGAGTCTGCTAACGGCAAACTTAAATCTGCTCAGGATCGCATACTTCGTGAAGAAACACTTAAAGAGCTGCTTTCACCACTAGCCAGAGACAAGAAGGCTGTAATGGAAGACATGCTCAAAGATATCAAGACACAAAACTTGAAAGAAGCTTTTTCACGTTATCTACCTGCGATTGTAAACGGTTCAACACAAGGTTCACAGACCAAGGTTAACCTGGCTGAAACCTCTCGACCAAAGTCTGTGGCCGTAACAGGTGACAGAAATAACAACAAATTAGCCCAAGCTGTATTAGAAGAGAACCAAACCGAATTTGAAGGTCTTGGCCAACTACTACATTTAGCCGGTTTAAAAAAATAAGGAGTTATAAAGAATGAAACAAAACCTTTTTGAAACACACTGGACGGCCACTAAGACCGCTCTTTGCGAAGGTCTAACCGGCAATCGCAAGAAGGTAATGGAAGTTGTCCTTGAAAATACACGTAAGGATCTACAAGCCAAATCAGGAATACTGTTTGAAAGTGCAACCCCAGGTGCCACAAGCGCTGGTAACGTTGCTACCCTTAACAAGGTAATTCTACCAGTTATTCGACGAGTTATGCCAACAGTTATCGCTAACGAAATCATTGGTGTTCAACCAATGAGCGGACCAGTTGGTCAAATTCACACCCTGCGTGTACGTTATGCTGACACTTTTGGTACCCCAACTCCAACAGTTGCAGGTAGCGAAGCACTAAGCCCATTTGATATTGCACGTTTCTACTCAGGTAACGGTAATAGCACATATCCTGCTGCTGCACCAACAAGCGTGCTTGAAGGTACAGCTGGTAAGCGTTTGAACATCCAGATTTTAAAGGAAACAGTTGAAGCTAAGACACGTAAGTTGTCAGCTCGTTGGACCTTTGAAGCTGCACAAGATGCTCAAGCACAACAAGGCATTGACATTGAAGCAGAAATTATGGCTGCTCTTGCTCAAGAAATTACCGCAGAAATTGACCAAGAAATTCTTGTGTCACTGCGTACACTAGCTGGTACTACTCTAACATATGACCAAGGTGCTGTTTCTGGTACTGCAACATATGTTGGTGATGAACACGCTGCTCTAGCAGTGCTGATCAACCGTGGTGCAAACTTGATTGCTGCACGTACACGTCGTGGTGCTGGTAACTGGGTTGTTGTTTCCCCAACTGCTCTTACCATCCTACAGAGTGCTACAACTTCAGCATTCGCTCGTACCACAGAAGGTACCTTCGAAGCCCCAACTAACACCAAGTTCGTTGGCACACTAAACAACAGCATGAGAGTGTATGTTGATCAGTATGCTGCTGACGATACAAACGTTCTAGTTGGTTATAAAGGACCTGGCGAAATTGATGCGGCTGCTTATTATTGCCCATACGTTCCGCTAACAAGCTCAGGGGTTATCATTGATCCAAGCACATTCGAACCAGTTGTATCATTCATGACACGTTATGGTTATCTTGAACTGAATAACACTGCGTCGAGCTTAGGTAACGCAGCTGACTATCTAGCTGGAATTGCTATAAATACGTCTCATTTAAAATTCCTATAAAATCTTTTATTTTCAGCAGGTTACAAAGATTTGTTGAAAATAAAAATTTAAAAGGCATTAAAGAAAACCCAGGAGAAATCCTGGGTTTTCTATTTTGTGCTCGTTAGCTGTAACTCCCATTTGATTTTACCGCAGTCCCAAATCCTGTCATACCCTAATTCCTGTAAAATTTGCCATTCCGTTTTATCTAAATCGATATCTGGATGTAGTTGTTGTAATTTCACTTTATTAAGACTTAATTTATGATGTTTTATTGTGTAGTTCTCTACATATTGTTGCATAGGGGGTACTGTACCAACTTGCACAAATCCTAATTTTTTATATAAATCACCTTGGCTATATCTGTTATCACTGAAACTAATGATTGATACTGGGTGATATGTATCAACAAACGAAGTTAACAACCTACTGGCACCACCAGGTATCATGTTTTTTGATGCAAATCTTATAAGCTCGTAACGATGGTTAGAATCCTTTACAAAGCTCATCAATGCTACTAGCTCGC